GCTCCTACATTATCTGGGTGTGAGCCGAAACCTGAACCACCTCCGCCTCCGCCTGTTGAAGTGATTGTTGAAAAAATTGAATTACTACCATTCATAGATGGTTGAGGTGATCTACATGAAGAATTAGGATATGGTCTAGTTGCACCACCTGCACCTACTGATATTGGAAAAGTTCCAACGCTTGCAGTTAAAGCTGAACAAGGAGTTGCAGCTAAAGGACTTGCTGTGTAAGGATCAGAAGATAATTTACCTTCTCTAAAACCTCCCGCACCAGCTCCTCCACCTCCATAAGAATTTGGATTTGCTTCTCCTGTTGATCCTGCACCTCCACCAGCTACTACCATGTAAGACATTTTTGTTGATCCTGCTGGTGTTCCTGCAAAACTTACAGAAAAACAACCACTACTTGTGAATGTATGAATTCTATAATCTCCTGAACAAGTTACAGTTCCACCTGTTGCTATTATATGTGCTGCTCCTGTAACATTTGCTGTTGAATCGTGAATATCTTGCCAACCTTTAGTGCCATCTACATAAATTAAAGTTACTGATTGTGCCTCTGTACTTAATGTTGCATTTTGACAAGTCCCATTAATTTTTGATGAATTTCTACAAACAGTTACAGCATTGTTTTGCCAAGTTGATCCATAGTCTTTAAATGCTACTATATCACCTGCGGATGGAGAGCTAGGAAGAGTGACTGTAATTGCTCCACCACTAGTATTAATAAAATATCCATTGCCTGAAACAACTGTTAAGGGTGATGTTTTTGCTGTAGTACACCAGTCAACAGTTCCTGTTCTACCGAAACCTGATTGAGACGCACCAGGAGCTAATGTAACTGTTTTACCTGATGAACCTAAAGTTAATGTAGATCCACATTGTACGTCAACTGTATTTACTTCTATTTTACTCATTAAATTATTACCAAAGTTCCTGTCACTGTTATTGTATTAACAAAAGTTACTGGACCAGCTAATACAGCAGATTCAATTATTATATCTTTATTATCTAAAACCTGAGCATGTGTATAAATATTTTCTGCTCCTGGTTTGTTACCAATATATATTGTGTTATATAAACTATCCATTTTTTCTCCTATGCACTTATTGAATCAACAACGCTAACATAAACATCAGCACTTGATGCTGTATCTGACTCAACTTTTAATACGTCAGTACTTTGCATTACAAATTTAGCTCCACCTGAAACAAGCTCTACTGCACTGTTTGGTGGAATACTTAAATCTTTACAGATGTATCTAGTTGTAGAACCTCCTACACTTACAAATACATCTATTAAAATTGCTGTAGAAATTATGTTTGCGATTCTGATTCCAATGACTGCATCATTTGAATTTGCTGTAAATATCGTACCTGCACTGTTAGTTGCTTGTACTGCATATCTAGTAAAATCTTGTGCCATATTTTTCTCCTTATAAAGCTATTGCCATTGCAACAGCAAATCCATTACTCGCTGCACCTACTGGTACACCGCTTGCGTTTAAATAAACTGACTTACTTGCAGGCATTGTACAAAATACACTTAATGTACTTGAACCACCTGAATTAAAATTTATCTTAGACGTATCACCTGAAGAGTTGCTTAAAACAGTATCTCTTGCTAGAGTGTCTGGTGTTGCATCAGTTACAGTACCAATACCTATTTCAAAAAGATTAGTACCTTCTTCAAAGATAGCATAATAAGTTGTGTTACTATTACCTATCCCTGCAACAAAAGTTTGAAAACCTGTAACAGCACCTGCAAGGTTTAATGTACCTGTGCCTGCTGTTGTACTCGTTTCTCTTACTCTATCATTTATTACTAAAGCCATTTACTCTCCTATTAACTCATGCTTATAATAGCATTAGCTGGTGTTGACGGATCAGGGTAAGTAATTTTAAATGTTCCATTAGTACAAGTTTTGTCTCCGCCAAAATCTAATACTACACATAACTTATCTCCTTGATCATCATTATAAATAGCTGCAAACGCCGCTGTAAAAGTTGCGCTTGACCAAGTTGAATCTCCAAAGTCAACTGTAGCAACAGCTGTTGAAGATGCAACTGCTTGAGAACCTAAAGCTTGTCTCGTATAGTTACTACCTCCACCTGTGCTTACTTCATTAGTTGAAGAAACTACTGTACTTGAAGTTGTATAAACAGAAGCAATTGATCCTGTATACAAAGCTATTTTAAATGCATCCCCACCACTCGCAAAGTTGTGTGTTCCTGAGAACAACTCTCCACGAAATGCGTTAGGTATTACGTTTGCCATATTTTTATCTCCTTAATATTCTGATGGAAATGGTGATTTAAGAGGTGTACGAATAACTCCATCTTGATATTCGTCTCTGCGTCTACGACCTTGTTGTTCGATCGCGTACGTTTGTAAAGCTTCTTTATAAGCGCCTTGATAGTATTGTAACATATCCACCGGACCTTTCAAGTACCCATATGCATTTATCAAGGACGCATATAAAAGTAAGTCTTGATATTTATTGGATAGATATGTGCCTGTAGTGCTCACCGTAGTGTCTGTTAAGCTGAGAGGTTGTTTAATATAAGCCATCGTGATCTCATATTGAGCATCAGGTGTAGGTGCTACTACCCAAAAATTAGCATCCCAATTAGCGTAATACTTAGGTATGCCCTCTGATGTGCTTGGTGTATCATAATAAGTCGCCATATAAGATGGGTCTTTTTTCTCCAAAAATGTTTGAGTATTTGGATTTACATTTGTATTTTTTAATTGAATATATCTAATCACTCTTAGGTCTGAGGGTATAGTTACATACCTATTACCTGTGATTAAAGTTGATGTAGCATAAAATCTATTATCATCACTATCAGCTTCTCTATAAATTTTGTTTTCAGCGTTTACAATAAAAGTATTTACGATTGAATCAGTTAATACTGTATCATTAACTTCGGTGTAGTTTCTAATATCGGTTTGTAAATTTGATAATGTGTATGCCATAATTAAGGTCTCTCGTTAAGTGGTCCTACAAAACAATTAAACCCTCCTCCTGTTTCAGTTCCTGACGCTGCATTAGCGAGAGTGACTGTAAAACTATTATATTCATAAACTGTTGTGTTAGCATCATTTACATACGATGTTTGAATCAAAGATGCAACTTTATAAGAACCAAAAACTTTAGAAGCCGTTGGGTGAGCATAAGCAGTAGTTTTAGTTAATGTCTTACCACGATATGGAACTGAAGTTGCTCTTGTGCATCCTGTTAAATCACTTCCAGAAATTCCTGTATATTGAATAACTTCATTCTGAAATGATCCATAACTTGAAGAAGTGCTGTCAGTATTTACAGATTCAACCATAATAAATCCTGCTGTTGGAAAATTAGTAGTGCTTGTTAATGTAATAGTGGTGTCTGTTGTTGTGATTGCTCCATTCAAAGTAGTTTGAAGCTGTAGTGCATCAACCGAAACTCCACCTACAGGAGATTTAACATCAGTAAATCTAATTTGATCGTCAGCCTGTAATCCACTATTAAAAAAAGAAACGGTTAACGTTGTATTTGATGCAGTTGTAAAAGGATCATTAGGTAATATGTCATCTGTTGGTGGTTCAACTCTAGCAGGTCTTACAAAATTTAAAGCTTGTGGATCAGCCGTAAAAGGTCTTGGTTGAAGTTGAGGTTGTTTTTTTTCAAACTCAGAACTATGAACCCACGCACCATTCCATTCTCTAACCATTTCAGTATACGGAAATGCAAGTCCTGATCTATCAGATATTGATAAAGCAAATCTTCCTTGTGCAAATTTAGCCATAATTAACTCGCAGTTGGGTAATAAGTTTTAGGAGAAATGAAAGCACTTGTCGGTGACCCATCTTCCGCAAGAGCTCTTGATAATTCATCCTCATATAATAATTTTAATTGTTGCACTCTATCAAGTGCCCACTTTTGTGCTAAGTAATATGCTAAACCTGAAACCATACATGGTACAAATCTATTTGGTATGTCACCAACATTGTCATAAGAACCCGCATCTGTAATTCTTTTTACAAAGTTAATATAAATATAATTACCTGCTGCTGAAGAATCAGGAGTTTGGTATAATGTCATTGTAGTTTTATCAATAAATCTTTGAACCCAAAATTGAGAAGGTGTTCCTAACGCAGTTTTATTAGAAAAAGCTGTATATGTTGATCTGTCAACTTTTGTTAATGGTGAATCTGATTGACTTGTGTTGTTGTAATTTTGTCTATAACTAGCTTCTAAAATATCTGCTAAACCATATGTTGATGTTGTACTAGTCCCACCTGCTGTCGTTGAACTTGCACCATCTGCTGTTGATCTATAGAAAGTATATTCAGATTGCCCTTGAACTAATAATACATTTGTATTTCCTACTTCCCAATAATGAATACCTCTATTTCCCCACTCTTGAAATAAAATGTTTAAAGATCTTCTAGCAGTTTTTAATTGATAACCTGTAATACCTTGAACACCACATCTTTCATACGCATCTTCAATTACTTCATCGATTGTAAATGTAGATTCAAAAGTTGCTTGGTTTGAAATAGATCCTGCTGCAGGAGTAAAAGCTGTTGCTCCCATTCCAGCGTGTGCTGTGCAATAGTAATATAAAGTTGGAGCATATGTTGCAACCACGATTGTAGTTTTGCCATCTGTTCCAGGAGTTCCTGTGACCGTTACTCCAGTTGTATATGGTGCAGCTGGTGAATTATTTGCACTTGTTGAAAATGCTAAATAGTGTGTACCATTTGTGCTGTCTGATTGATCAAAGATATATGTATTACCTTCAACTAAATTAAGATCAGGGCTCACGGCACCATTAATATAGAACTTGTTACCTGTTCCATATTGGTTAGTCCCTGAAGCTACAGTGACTGTATAAGTAATAGTAGCCATTCGACTACGCTCCTGTGATCGTTACCGTAACGCTTCCGCTTGCTCCAGCTAG